GCTTTGTGACGGGTGACAAAGGCGACACATTCAAAATGTTTTTCATCACAAGGGAACACGTATCATGAACGTAAGCTTTTCAACATATCGACGCATTGAACGTCGGGCGGGTGGCATAGGTCAACCTACAAAAAGATGGATCAAAGCGTGTTGGGGTGTTCTTCACCCCGACGCAAAGCGCAGCCAAGCGCGTGAACTACGGCATGATTTTATTCGCAGCGTGTTGGATCAACGTGATGCAGCTTTGCAACAGTTTATAGATTGGCGGCTGTAATGACTAGGCAGATCAGAAAACACATATTAAATGTCAGAAAGCACAAGCCTAGTAAGATATGCAGCAATGGCGGGGTGCTTGGGTGGTACAAACATTTGGACAAAATAGAGAGAGGTCTAAAATATGAGATACTTAGAACACAAAAAGACGCAAGGAAACAAAAGCTTTTGTGTGAAGGGGTGTAAGCAATGATGGAACGCCTAGACATAACAGACAAAAAAGAACTGATCGCAGTGTTAGCGGGTGAGATGCTCGATGCTCTTTACTGGGGAACAATCACAGCACCACAGGATCTTTATGTGCGCGGCACATGCTGCACGACATATACAGAGGAAGGGCAGGATCGCTTCAATGCCCTGCATGACCTAATAGAAACAACAATCAATTCCTATATTGTGGACGAAGACATGGAAGGGACAGCGTGATGAATAAGGGAATAGTACTATCATTATATGATTACACAGGTGAAGCACTAAAGCCGTGGGCAGAGGCAGGTTATAACTGCATCGCCTTTGACATACAACATGATGAAGAATACGATGACTGCACCAATGTTGAAACGTTTGATAGCGGTGGCACAATTATGTATGTTTACATGGATTTGTGGAACCTTGACAATATCAAATACCTACGAAGTGTATTCAAGAATGAGAATGTAGTATTCGGCATGGCATTTCCAGTCTGTACTGATTTGGCTGTGTCAGGTGCGGCACACTTTAAGCGCAAGGCAGAGCGTGACCCTAAATTTCAAGACAAAGCAGCTAGTCATGCACGTTGGTGTGCTTATCTGTTTGATGCACTAGGTGTGCCATATTTTATCGAGAACCCTGTGTCACGATTGGCAACGCTGTGGCGCAAACCTAACTATAGTTTTCACCCATATCAGTATGGCGGGTATATCCCTGCTGCAGAAGCAGAGCATCCCAAGTGGCCTGACTATATCGCACCTCGTGATGCTTACCCCAAGAAGACATGCCTATGGACAGGTGGCGGCTTTGTTATGCCTGCTACTCTACCTGTCACACCAGAGGATGGACACAGCCGCCAACACCTAAAGCTTGGGGGCAAGAGTATGAAAACCAAGAACATACGCAGTGCTACACCCCGTGGGTTTGCACGTGCAGTATTTGAAGCAAACGCAATGGAGACATGCGAATGAACTATGAACAACGTGGATCTGCAACGATAAAAGTGTACCTACGCAATGGTATAATCACTGTACTACACGGTGACACAGGTAAGGTACTAATAGAACGCAAGGCGTTTGACGGTGATTGGAACTTAATTTGGAACTCTCTAGAAGGATATAACGGATGAACATGGCAACTGAAACAAGTGGTGGATTTTATGACAAATATTATGGTCAACTTGTAGGCGCAAAGATTATAAGTTACCGCATGGTAAGTGATGACTTTGATGAGTGGCCAGAGTTTACCCTACAATTAGGTATGCAAAAGGTCAGGTTCACATTGTCGCAAGACGAAGAAGGCAACGGTGCAGGGTTTGCTTTTATAACTGATGCACCTTTGATAGAAGAGACAGCATAATGAAAAGCTATCTTAAACGTGTAGCTATTGCCACATCAGTGTTGGTAAACGTAATACTTGGCGGGGCAAGCAACCAAACATTTTCTGCTAGAAACAGAGTGTGGCAGAAAAACAACAAACCAAACCTTGTGTGGCTGATCGACTTGATCTGTGGCAAGGGACATTGTACAGAGTGTCATGCCTATTGGCTAGTACGCAATCATAAATGGTAATGAGAGGAATATATACCATGACAAACCAAAACCAAAAAATTCTTAAACATCTACGTGCAACAAAAGGTTTGACCTTGCGGGAAGCTATGTTGGATTACTCTATCCAATCATTCACCAAGCGGATCTCAGAGTTACGCAAGGCAGGTTACCGCATCGACGGTGTAAAGGGTAAGCACCCTGTCACAGGTCAACAGTACACACGTTATGTTTTGATTGAGGAGACAGTATAATGAAAGCAGCATTTAGCTTTAATACTAACCCAAACGATGATCACCACATTGCACAAGAAATGTGTGGCTTGTTGCCATACTGGGTGCGTGACTATGCGTTCGATGCATCACAGAATGACCTATTAGGTTACATGAAAGATGTGTATGGCTGTGGCAATCTGTACCGACTAAAGGGTACTATCAAAGCTGACCAGTACGTGTCACCATACGAAGCGGATGCACCGCTTGACTACCTCGCACAGTCAGAGATTGCCGAAGGTACGGTTTACTACTTCCCCTATGGTATCATTGCTTTGCCTGTAAGTGACGGTCATTTCATTACACGGATGGATTAATCATGTACAGAGTAACATTCAGAGATTCACAGGGGTTTGCTATTGCTTACTATAGTGATACATGTAGAGAACGTTGCATCAAGTATGCGACAGGTATATCAAAAGACGTAACATGGGAGATATCATATCATGCCTAACTGGTGTATGAATAACGCAACAATCACTGGCCCTGTCGAAAAGCTTAACGCTATTGTTGAGGGCATCAAACAAGACAAGATGCTAGAGACTATGGTTCCTATTGGTGATTGGGAATATGGCAAAGCCGTAGAAAACTGGGGTACTAAGTGGGATCTACAGGACGTTGACTGGGATATAGACGAAGCCAACCAAACCCTATCGCTTAACTTTGACAGCGCTTGGGGTCCACCCACTACAGCCTATGACAACTACACAGATGCCAATGATGACGTACACATTGAAGCATCATACTATGAGTCAGGTATGTGCTTTGTTGGCGAGTATGACAGTGGCTTAGGTACAGATATACGTTTTGATGTAGACTTTGAGGATGAGTATTGGGCTGACGACATACCGCAAGACTTGATTGACACTTGGGGTCTTGATGTTGAATATGAAAACTGGAAAGAGTGGCAAGAGGATGACGACGATGAAGAATAACTATAGCTTCAACACACAACACCTGATGCCTTCACAAGGCTATTACAACAAGCTTATGCGAGAGATTGACGAAGCATACTGGCTTGGCAATGATGTCGAAGCGCAGGTGTTAGAATTAAAATCAGTAGACGTTAAACGATATATAGACAAAGGAGAAACATGGTATCCTCTATTCTAAATCTGGCTTGGTCAGCATTTATTCTTTGGCCTTTTGGATACATGATCTATGTCTACATTGCCTACTAACAGCGAAGAGAATACCCCGTTCGATGATGTAACACATTGGGCGGGGGAAATGAGAGAGGAACAAAATGAAACTAAAGAAACTGATAGACGAATACCTAAGCAGCCACCAGTACAAAAGACTAAAAGGTAGCTCTCAGAACCAATATGAGCGTCACCTGATGCGTGTACTAGATACTAAGGTAGGACACAAACATCTAAGCAACACAAACCTGCAAGATATCAAAGCAGGGATGTTGAACCAAGCCTATGAAATGTGGGTTGATCAATATGGTATTCGTTCAGCTAACTACATGAAACAATCTCTGTCTGTGGCATGGAAGTATGCTTTGCGTAATGATCTAGTTTTACATGATCCCGTGCGTGTAATCAAAACGATCCAGACCAAACCACGCCGCCAGTTGTGGACACGTGATCAAGTTAAAACATTCTTGACCACAGCTTACAGCCAAGAGCGTTGGCATGGTATCGGACTATTGGTACACATGGCATACGAGTGGGGACAGCGTGTAGGTGACATGCGTAAACTTACATGGGATTACGTTGATCTAGACCAATGCCGCACAGATCTTACACAATCTAAGCGTAACGCACAGGTGCATTTGCCTATCAGTCACAATCTATGCAACATGCTGCGCCAACAGAAAGAGATGTTTGGCTTTCAGGATATCGTAGCACCCAAGTACAACATCAAGCGTGGCTTAATTCGAGCATACCAAGAACAGGAAATATCCCCTGCAATCAACGAAGTACTAGACGAAGCTAATCTACCACGTGAACTAAATGCACAAGACTTACGACGCACAGCTATCACAGAGGCGGTAGAGGCAGGGGTGGATCTGGTTGGCATTATGCAATTCTCTGGACATCAAAACCCAAGTAGTGTAAAGCCTTATCTAGTTAATACATTCACAGGTGCATCAAACGCACTAGCAGCAAGAGGGATCAACAACGATGACTAGTTGGCAGAAACAAAGAGCAATGGCATCTGACCTAACAACACACGGTGACTACCGAGGTGACTGCCCGTTCTGTGGTGGTAAGAATACTTACACAGCTACGATAGGTAGCGGGTCATTAAAATGGAATTGCTATAAGATGGACTGTCATGTATCTGGCATCTACGATACTGACATGACCGCCGCAGAGATAATGAACCTTATGAGTAAAACAGTTAAGCAAACCAGACAGCAGGAAGCAGACACTATGGAAATACCTGTTTATATGGTTATACCTACACCTCAACACGACAAGCACACACGCTTTATGAAACGTTGGGGTATTGTAGGCGGTACATATTATGACGTTAAAGATGAACGTGTAGTATTTCCTATTTACCACAACGGACGTATGATTGATGCTATTGGACGTGCTGTTGGTAAGAAAAAGTTTCCAAAGTGGTATCGCTATAGTGGTAAAGCTAATTACTACGCTACGGGTACAGGTAGAACTTTGTTAATTGTTGAGGATGTTGTGTCAGCTATTGTTGCTTATCAAGAAATTCCTGATATAACTAGCATGGCTATTCTTGGAACACAGCTAACGACAAACCACCTAGAAAAAATTAGAGAGTATAGCAAAGTTGTTATTGCTCTTGATCCTGATGCTGCTAAAAAGACGATACAGTATCGCAGAGAGATTGAACAATGGACGGGCATACCTACTAAAGCTTTGTCTCTGTTTGATGACATCAAATACCGTATTGAAGAAGACATGGAAAAACTAAAGGAAATGATTACATGAAACAGCTAGACTTTTTTATGGATGTAGAAAGACGCGAGTTAGATATACCTAATGTTGATATATCTACAATAACCTGTGAGCTTGTACCAGATACGTTTCAGAAAGAAGCTATGAAACGTGTTATGGATTTGGTGAAACTTGTACCACAAGGTAAACTTATTGCCTATAAAACAGGGGCATATCACCCTAATAAAGATAAATACCCTGATCCTATATTTCCTTATCTGGTTAATACACACACAGGCAAAGAAACCCCTATACACTTAACTAGGAGTCATTATCCTTCTATAGAAGTAACACTAAAAGATACTACATCAGATAGATACTCTGTGTCTGTGCAAGCACATAAACTCTTTGCTTGGTGTTTTTTGTACAACCCAGATCACAACTTACATACAGTTGTTGATCATATAAACGGTGATAAGCAAGACTACAGTATTGAAAACTTAGAGTGGGTCACCCAAAATGAGAATCAAAGAAGGGTTAAAAGATGATTACAGCAACTTACATTGACCACATGGGTAGTGACCTGTCAGTAGTCAACGCAGCACGGGTTTCTTTTGGTAAGAAGAGTGAGTACATTTACTCTGGGGTTGATACTAATGGCCCACTAGAGAAAGCATTACATCAACGTGACGTGAAGCTGATCCGCTACCTAGCCAAGCACAAACACATCAGCCCATTCGGTCATGCCTTTGCATCGTTCCATGTGAAAGCCCCTGTGTTCGTAGCACGGCAGTTAGTCAAGCATAAGTTCTTGCGTTGGAATGAGATCAGTCGTCGTTATGTCAACACACCACCAGAGTTTTATCAACCTGATTGGCGTTGGGCTACTCCTGATAAGAAGCAAGGTAGCGGGGTAATTATGGACAAGCAATGGTCTAAGCCTGTCGAGAATGAGTACGAACAACTATGCAAAGGTGCAGCACGTACTTACCGAAGAATGTTAGAGCTTGGAACGTGTGAAGAGCAAGCACGTATGGTATTGCCACAGTCAACCATGACTGAGTGGTACTGGTCAGGTTCACTAGATGCGTTTGCTTCTATGTGCCACCTACGGTGCAAGCCTGATACACAGTACGAAACCAGGATTGTTGCTGAGCAGATTGATGACGAGATGATGAAACTATTTCCTGTAGCATGGGAAGCACTAAGGGCGTATGAAGAATGATGAATGAGGGCGTAGGTATGATTGGTGTCGAAACCGTAGAAGAACACGAAGATGGCAGTGCCACATACCAGTTTCACATGGATGCACATGCCCGTGGATTACTGGCAGAGGAAGGGCTAAAGCTAGTCCTATATTGTGCTGCTGCTGGGCTTGACATTGGCTTGGTGTATGACTTTATTACAGATCACATAGAGTATAACAAAGGAGAGTAATTACATGAACAGCTACGCAGACTTAGATTGTGACTTAGGGAAACTACTACACGGAGTAGCTAGGCTGCACGTACATCTTGGACGTAAAGACGAAGAGAATATCTCCACACGGGGTTGGTCATACAATGATCTGATCACAGGAGTGCTTGACCTAAATGGAACTTTGTGTCCTGACATGAAACAGTTTCGTGCAGTAATGACCTTATTCGATACGCTTGATGCTATGACTGAGATCGGACCAAGAGCAGTCTCATATTTAAAAGACCTAAAGGAAATGGGGTAACATTAAATGAAATACGCACTAATGATTGACGTTGATGGTGACTGGATGTACGTACCTGAAGCAACACAATTCCTAAACTTCCCAGAGCCTCGTTTGTTTGACACGATTGAGGCAGCTAGGGAAGAGCAAGCTAAATGGAACACAGCAATCGTTGTTGACTATACAACAAAACAGATACGTCCTATGACAAAAGAAGAACGCAACGCATCTAAAGAACGAGAAGCAAAGAATGTTCACGGTTGAGTTTGAGAGAGACGCATCAGTTATTACTGTCCTAGATGAAACAGGGCAGTATGATGATGTAGAGGTTATCATAGGCGAAGATAGTGAAGTATTCATTCGACAGTTTGACGATGAAAACAACAGCTACGATATGATCATAATGACATACGCACAGCTTATTGATATACTTGCATCCTTGAATAGTACAGAAGGAATGCATAGAGTATTAACGGAAGGTAGACTATGATAAACTATATTAGTGGGGCATTGTTTATGTATATACTTGCTATGCCCTTACTATTCTACATCACAGAAGACTTAGAAGAGGGCAGTGGGTGGGGCCGTATTCTATTTGCAATAATGTGGCCTTTGGCTAGTCTTGAGGCACTAATTAAAATGTTGAGAGGAAATGAAAATGATCGAACTGGGTCTGATTAAATCACTATTAAATAAAGAGTTTTATGAGCAGCACAAGAACCTGCTATCACGCAACGAACTATTCACAAAAGACGTGCGTAAGATTAAGCAAGCACTTGATAATGCTATGGAACAATACGGAACAGACCTGACACCCCAGGATTTACAGGCTGTTTTTCTTACACAAAACCAAACACTAACTACAGCTAACAAAAGTATCTACGACGATATGTTTCGTAAGCTAGATATTATTGAGCCTATCAATCCTGAGATTGCTAGTGACACCTTCTCAAAGATGTTCCAGCAATTCTTGGGCGAGAAGATAGCAAACATAGGCTTCGAGTGTGTCAACGGATCACTAGATACTCTCGAACCTTTGCGTAGATTATTAGAGGATTACAAAGATGATTTTACTCCTGATGTGCGTGTTGAGTGGGATGACCATAGCTTTGACACTCTACTTGATGCAGCAGACTTGGAAGCACAATGGAAGTTTAACATTCCAAGTCTCACTCGGAAGGTGGAAGGCGTTACTGGTGGTCACCTTGTTGTGGTTGGCGCTCGGCCTAATACTGGTAAGACTTCATTCCATGCTTCTCTGGTAGCAGCACAGGGTGGTTGGGCGCATCAAGGGGCTAAGGTGGTAGTGTTGTGTAACGAAGAGAAATACACACGTGTAGCAAGCCGTTACCTGTGTGCAGCTTCTAACATGACTATGAAAGAGATCCGTGAAAATCCTGTATTGGCACGTAAGCGTTATGACATTGTGAAGGAAAACGTTCGCATCAAAGATAGCACAGGCAAGGACATGAAATGGGTTGAGTCAGTAGTCAAACATTCTAAGCCTGATGTTCTGATCTTAGATATGGGCGACAAGTTTGCTGATCAATCAAGTGAACGTACAGATATCACACTAAAGGCAGCAGCCATCCATGCACGTAACATTGCCAAGCAGTATGACTGTGTGGTCTTGTGGATGTCACAGCTATCAGCCGTAGCAGAGGGGCGAGTAGATCTAGATCAGTCTATGATGGAAGGCTCGAAGACAGGTAAGGCAGCAGAAGCAGACTTGATGTTACTTATTGCCAAGACTAAAGATGTTGAGGGTGAAGGTATCAACCCAGAACGTCATATCAATTTTGCTAAGAACAAGATTAATGGGTTTGACGGACGTGTGATTTGTATGCTAGATGGTGATCGTGCGATCTTCCGCGCGTGAGAGAGGGAAATATGCGAGTAGTATTAGACGTAGAAAATAGTGTGACATGGCGAGAGAATGCCAAGGGTAAGCCTGTAATCTTTAACGATCCCTATGAGAAGGGCAACAGTCTTACTCAGGTGGGGATCTTGAATGTAGATAACACAGATGAGGAACACATCATCAACCTAGATCACAATGAAGAAAAAGACATTGATGGTTCAGGCCGTGCATTCATTCAGGCACTACTAAATAAAACGTCTTTACTTATCGCACACAACGCCAAGCACGATCTTATGTGGTTGTGGGAGTGTGGCTTCGTTTATGATGGTGAAATCTATGATACCATGCTTGCTGAGTATCTACTAGATCGTGGGCAGCGTAATCCTGTTGGGCTTGCAGCTTGTGCAGAACGGAGAGGCTTGGCAGAACAGAAAGAGGACTATCTATCGTCCTGTCTAAAGAAAGGAATAAATACAAATGAGACTTCTTTATCTAAACTTAGCCTATACCTTCGTGCTGATTTGCGTACAACTTGCGAGTTGTTCCACCAACAACAACGAGACTTCGCAGACCCCGCTTCCAAGTCCCTTCTTGGAATACGAACCGTCACCTTTGAAACATGTAAAACCCTCACAGAAATGTACATGTCAGGAGTAGCAGTAGACCTTGATGCATTACAGGAAGTACGTAAAGAGTTTGAGCATGAACGTGCTACAATAGAGACACGTCTGCAAGATAAGATCCGTGGCCTTATGGGTGACACACCTATCAACTTACGTTCACCAGAGCAGAAGTCTAAAGTCATCTTCTCACGCGAGGTAAACAATAAGAAGGACTGGAAAGACCTATTTACATTTGTGAAGGATGCTAAAGAGTTTAAGCGTACAGTAGAAGCTAACACTACGCTGATCCGTAAGACAGAAGCATTCACTTGCCCTACCTGTGAGGGCCAGGGTAAGACCTTTAAGTTAAAGAAAGATGGAACAAAGTTTGCTAAACCAAACAAATGTAAAGATTGTGACGCATTAGGATATCAACTACGCAAGACAAACAAGATGGCAGGGCTTGGTTTCTTTCCACCAAATAAAGACTGGGCTAGTGACGCAGGGTTTAACACAGGTAAGACTGAGTTAGACATACTTATTGCTACAGCAAAGAACAATAACTTACAGGAAGCAATCGACTTGCTGACAGACATGAAACGTCTGAACGCAGTCAACAGCTACATCTCTAACTTTGTTAATGCTATTGAGTTACACACTAAAGAAGACGGTAAGCTACATGTAAGCTTGACGCAGCACATCACAGCCACAGGGCGTTTCTCTGGGCGTGATCCTAACATGCAGAACATGCCACGGGGCAATACGTTCCCTGTTAAGAAAGTATTTGTGTCACGTTGGGATGGTGGCTACATCATGGAAGCTGACTTTGCTCAATTAGAATTTAGAACGGCAGCATTCCTAGCACAAGACGAAGTAGCTATGGAAGAGATTGCCACAGGCTTTGACGTACACAGCTACACAGCTAAAGTTATTACTGATGCGGGGCAACCAACAACACGGCAACAAGCTAAGGAACACACCTTTGCACCACTATTTGGGGCGACTGGCTTCGGGCGTTCAAAAGCGGAGAAGGCTTATTACGAACATTTTACAGAGAAGTACAAAGGTGTAGCTGCTTGGCATCAGAACTTGGCAGAAGAGGCACTACGCTTCAATAAGATTACCAACATATCGGGGCGGCAGTATGCATTCCCTGATGTAGAACGCAGGGCTAGTGGTGGTGTAACACACTTCACTAACATTAAGAACTATCCTGTACAAGGATTTGCCACAGGTGATGTTGTTCCTGTTGTCTTAAACGAAATGCATAAGCGTCTAAAGCCGTACCATTCTTGTATTGTCAATACTGTTCACGATTCAGTAGTAGTAGACATACACCCAGACGAGAAAGATATTGTATTACAATTAGTAAACGATATGAATGATGGGTTGACAGACATGATAGAAAAAGTGTATGGCATTCGTATGAATGTCCCACTCTTATTAGAAGCCAAGATCGGCCCTAATTGGCTTGACACACACGACGTATAATGTATAACTACAGTTTCCGTAACTACTCATAGGAGAAAATAAATGAGTACAGAACTAGCAATCGCAACTGAGCGCGGTCAATCAATGGCAGAACTAATGGGTGTATCAAATGCCCCTGCCATGTCAGCTACACCTGCTGTAGCACGACTAAACGTTAACCAAGAGGTTATCGAAAAAGAAGTAGAGGTGGATGGGGATGTCCTCATGAAACCTGTTATGCCCAAAGGTGCATACAAACTTACACAAGGTGAAACCATAGTTTATAGCAAGACTGCTACCATCCGTGTGTTTGCTGTACGTAACCAATGGCAGCGTTGGAACGGCGATACAAATGAGATGGAAAAGACTGTGTTAGCTAACTCACTAAACGGTGACCTAAAGGATAGCATTGGTGGCATCAACTTGGGTAGACCATCTGGTTACATTGAAGACTTTAATGCTTTACCAGAGTCAATCAAGTCCCTGATCCGTAGCGTTAAACGTGTTAAGGTTTACTTTGGTCTTGTCACATTGGACAACCCAGTAGATACACAGGGTAACCCAGTATCGGGTGACTTTGTAGATGTACCATTTGTGTTTGACGTAAAGAACCGTGACTCACTAAAAGCATTGGATACTGTGCTAGGCAAGATCGCAAAGCAAAACATGCTGCCACCTATGGCAACTATCAAGCTATCACCTGCACAAGGTAAGATCCCAACAGGTGCTACCTTTGGTTTCATCAAGGCAGATATGGGTGACAAGGTTGAGCTTGGTGGTGACGACAACGAAACTCTAAAGAATTTCCTAGAGTTTATTGAGTACATCAACGGTACTATCTTGGATAAATATAATGAGCGTAGTGGCGATGGTCTGTCATCATCAGATCACGATCTCATTGCATCTATCGTAGAGGTAGAAGAGTAATGAATCATTCAGCCGAATTAGCGATCTACACGTTCTTGCAGAAAGCTATGGCTGGCGAAACCACAATGTCAAAAGAGGTAGCCGCAAAGGTTGCCTCTGACGTTGAGGCGGCTTTGTTTAAACAGTTTGATAGTGGACCACGTGACGAGTTTCGTTTACGTATGTCAAACATTGGTAAGCCAAAATGTCAGCTATGGTTCGAGAAGAATGATCCAGAGGACAAGACACCTCTGCCACCACATTTCCTGATGAACATGATCCTTGGCGATATAGTTGAGGCTGTGTTCAAAGGGATTCTACGTGCAGCAGGTGTTGAGTTTAAGGACAATGACAAATGCACACTAAAGCTATCCAACGGTCATGAGATAAATGGCGAGTATGACATGGAACTTGATGGTAAGATTGACGATGTAAAGTCTGCATCACCTTGGTCTTATCGTAATAAGTTTGAGAACTTTGAGACACTAAAGATGGGTGACAGCTTTGGCTATATCGCACAGCTTGTAGGGTACGCACAGGGCGCAGGTAAAGAAGTTGGTGGCTGGTGGGTAGTCAACAAAGCTAACGGTGAGTTTAAGTACGTTCCTGCAGAAGGTGTTGATGTAGACGAAGAGCTTGGAAAGATTGAAGCCCTAGTGGATTACATCGAAAGTGATGCACCGTTTGAGCGTTGCTTTGAGCCAGAACCAGAAACGTTCTACAAGAAGCAGACAGGAAACCTTGTGCTGCCATCAGAGTGTAAGTTTTGTAGCTTTAAGCATAAGTGTCATCCAAATATGCAAACTCTACCTAGCCGCCCCTCAAAGGCTCTGAACCCACCTCTGGTAGATTATGTTTACATTGGAGACAGTCTTGGTACGTAGACACCTTAGTAAAACATATCGTAGTGGCCTCGAAGAAGAGGCTGCTGCATTCCTAAAGACTAGACAAAAGAAGGTAGAGTACGAGAAGCTGAAAATTGAATGGGAAGATCTAAAGTATCGTACATACACACCCGACTTTGAGCTAGACAACGGTATCATCATAGAAACAAAGGGTATCTTTTCTGCAGCAGATAGGCGTAAGCATATTGAAATACAGAAACAACACCCTACCTTAGATATACGTTTTGTATTCAGTAATGCACAAGCAAAGCTTTACAAAGGCGCTAAATCACGGTATTCAGATTGGTGTGAACAGAAGGGTTTCAAATGGGCGCACCGTGTAATACCAGAAGAGTGGTTGCAGGAAGTAGGAAGCAGAATGAAGAATCAACGTGTAAAAGTAGATCGGAAAGTATGATGGGTTATAAGTTAGATAGTGACGAAGTAGCTGTACTTATTAAGCCTGTACTTGATGAAGATGGCGAATGGACTATGGAGCTAAAAACTGGCATTACTTTTGGTAAAGATGTTAAAGGCGAAGCAGGTCAAGCAGCAGTAGACGCTGCTATAACTATGGCAGCAGCACTTGTATTCGTACAAGATAATGATGACATTTTAGATTACCTTGACGAATACAAACATGAGATTCTAAAAGAGATGTATCCTAATGAGTACGCAGAAGTATTAAGGGAAAATGAAGAAGCTAGTGGCTACACAACAGATGGAAATGTTATCAAGTTAAACGCATGGACAAAGACACAGGGGAACGCATGACAGATGTAGTAAATAATCCAGTACACTATAATCATGGTAACATAGAATGTATTGACGCTATTGAGGCTATGACAGAGAATATGTCTGGTTCTATTGCACCACATGCAGCTAACGTACTAAAGTATCTGTGGCGGTGTGAATACAAGAATGGTCTAGAAGATATTGATAAAGCTATCTGGTATCTAAACAGGCTGCGTAAACGATGGGTGGAAACACACAAATGAAGAAGTTTAGTATAACGTTTCTTCTAAAAGTAGATGATGAAAATAATATCTTATCGTCATACGAAGCTAATCATGAAGAAGATGTATATGATCTGATTACTAACGTTATGTATGATGTAGACGATGTAGAGATAGAAAACTTGGTGGTAAAAGAACGATGATAAATGAGAAAGATTTAGAGAGTATGGGTTATTTCGATATGTTCCCAGAGTATGATGGCAAGGATTGGACAGAGATCTACTCGGATTGGGTAGAAAAAAAGATCCTAACAAGTGGGAATGATCGTCTTTATGAGAATACACTTGGCCTTGTAGGTGAGGCAGGTGAAGTAGCAGAGAAGATGAAAAAGCTTGTACGTGACAGCAGCCGCTTTACTAATGAAGAGATTATGAAAGAGCTAGGCGATGTTGTGTTCTATGCTACAGCCTTAGCAAACATTTACGGTAAAGGTCTACGTGAAGTGATTGACCTGAACATGAAGAAACTAGATGATCGCCAGAAACGTGGCAAACTACAAGGAAGCGGGGATAACCGATGAACAATCTACTACCAACAGACTACCAAGCATTCATTCACAAATCACGTTATGCTAAATACTTTGACGGCAAGGGGCGTGAGAATTGGGATGAAACAGTAGAGCGTTACATGGATAACGTTGTACGCCCAGTAGCAGGTAACGACAGCTATATTAACCAGATCCGTGATGCTATCCTTGGTCTAGAAATCATGCCATCTATGAGGGCTATGATGACTGCTGGCCCAGCGCTAGAGCGTGACAACACAGCAGGTTATAACTGTTCGTATCTACCAGTAGATGACCCCAAGAGTTTTGACGAGGCTATGTTCATCCTCTTGTGTGGTACTGGTGTTGGTTTCAGCGTCGAGCGTCAATTCATCAGCAAGCTGCCAGAAGTACCACAGCTGTTCGAGAGTGATACCACAATCATTGTGAAGGACAGTAAGGAAGGTTGGGCTAAGGCTTTCCGTCAAGTGTTGGCACTCCTCTGGGCTGGTGAGATCCCTAAGTGGGATGTCTCTAAAGTACGTCCTGCTGGCGCACGACTAAAGACGTTTGGTGGACGTGCATCTGGCCCAGCACCATTGGTAGAGCTATTCAACTTTGCTGTGAGTACGTTCAAAGCTGCACAAGGGCGTAGGCTGTCGTCATTAGAGTGTCATGACCTGATGTGCTTTATTGGTCAAATCGTTGTGGTAGGCGGTGTACGTCGCTCTGCGATGATCTCTCTGTCGAACCTGAGTGATGACCGTATGCGTCATGCTAAGTCAGGTCAATGGTGGGAAACAGCAGCACACCGTGCGTTAGCTAATAACTCTGTAAGCTATACAGAGAAGCCTGACGTAGAAACATTCATGCGTGAGTGGATGGCACTAGTAGAGTCTAAGTCTGGTGAGCGTGGTGTCTTTAACCGTCAAGCATCCAAGAAGCAAGCAGCTAAGTATGGACGACGTGATGCTAATCATGAGTTTGGGACAAACCCTTGTAGTGAGATAATTTTGCGCCCTTATCAGTTCTGTAACCTAACCGAGTGTGTAGTACGTGCATCAGATAGTATAGAAGATCTAGAACGTAAGGTTAAACTTGCCACAATCTTAGGCACTATTCAGTCTAGTTATACTAAGTTTCCGTATTTACGCAAGATCTGGCAGAAGAACACAGAAGAAGAACGACTCTTAGGTGTATCCCTGACGGGTATCATGGACAACCCTCTTATGACTTCTAAGAACAAAGGACTGGAGAAAACCCTTGAGCATTTACGATCCGTTGCCGTTGCTACTAATACTGAGTGGGCTGAACGCCTTGGCATCCCTGCCTCTGCTGCTATCACATGCGTTAAACCGTCTGGTACTGTCTCACAGCTTGTCGATTCGGCTAGTGGTATTCATGCTCGTCATAGCCCCTACTACATTCGTACTGTCCGTGGCGATAACAAAGACCCACTAACACAGTTTATGAAGGATCAAGGTATCCCACATGAGCCTTGTGTCTTTAAGGGTGACACTACTACAGTATTCAGCTTCCCACAGAAGTCACCTGACAATGCTGTAACACGTAATGATATGTCAGCTATCGAACAGTTAGAGACATGGCTAACGTATCAGCGTCATTGGTGTGAGCATAAACCGTCTGTAACTATTTCTGTACGTGACCATGAGTGGTTAGAAGTTGGTGCATTTGTGTACAAACACTTTGATGAAATGTCAGGTGTATCATTCTTGCCACACTCTGATCATACGTATCAGCAAGCACCATATCAGGATTGCTCTAAAGGTGATTACAAAACTTTGTTGTCTCTAATGCCAACAAGCATTGACTGGTCACGCTTATCAGAGTATGAACAAGAGGACAACACCGTTTCTATGCAGACAATGGCTTGCTCTGGCGACTCATGCGAAATCGTAGACCTAGTGTAGGTAACGTTAAATCGCCCTGCGTACTCATATGCCGACTTGAAAACGGCGAGTGCGTGGGGTGTAAAAGAACGGTTGACGAAATACGTAACTGGATGGTAATGTCTGAGTACGAACAAAATAAACTCTTACACGAGCTTAAATGGAGACGTGATAATGTGGATCGTAATATCTAGAGATCAGTGTAACTTTTGCGACACAGCAAAGGCTATGCTTAAACATAATAACCAACCGTTTGTAGAATATAATGTTCAATCACCTAGTAGTAAATGGTTGTTGACATTAATTAAGCAAGCAGGTTATAAGACTGTACCACAAATCTTTGCCCCAGATGGTACATACGTAGGGGGCTATAACGAACTAGCATCTTATCTAAAAGGAGAAACATATGTTTGAGATGGCTTATTTTTTCGTATCTGCAATTATTGCAGTAGGTGTGTTTGAGGACGCTGTAGTACCTGTTGCTACATATACCAACGAATACTATGTTAAACCCGCCGTAGACTATACTAAAGAGGCGGTAACCGAAGGCGTTGATTACGTAAAAGAAAAGATCAACTAATGTGGGTTCTGGTAGTCATATTTGTTATGGGTGACACTATGAGTGTAAGGTCTATGGACTACGTATACAAAGACAAATATGTATGCGAACAAGATGCATCTTCATTGTACTATGATTATATGGCTACCAGACCTGATAAATCTTATAACGTAATCTCTTACTGTTCTCAAATACCAAAAGGTGTATAGTGAATATAACAGACTTTCCACAGAAGCCAGTACGTACCAGACGTAAAACAAACTATAAGAACGCTGCTAATAAGAATACATCAGGTATTATGCCTAAAACGGCAAAACAAAAAGAGCTGCTTGACCACCTAAAGACTCATAATCAGATCTTCATTCTTGGTCCAGCAGGTACAGGTAAGACTTACGTAACTGCTACGTATGCTTCGGATCTGTACACACTAAAAGAGATTGATAAGATCGTTATCACACGTCCACACGTGGCTGTAGGTAAAGAGCTAGGCTTCTTGCCAGGTACACTTGAGGAAAAGACTTACCCGTGGGCATTGCCTGTGCTTGATGTACTAGAGAAGCATCTAGGTAAAGGCGTAGTGGATACGGCTATCAAGAATGGTAACATTGAGATGGCACCACTAGCTATGATGCGTGGGCGTAGCTTTGAAAAAGCGTTCATCATTGTAGATGAAACACAAAACATTACTACCCACGAGTTAAAGATGTTGTTGACTAGGGTAGGCGAAGGCAGTACTATTGTGCTTAATGGCGACGTACAGCAGTCTGATCTAAAGGAAGCTGACGGGCTAAGTAAAGTAATACACTTAGCAAAGAAGCACATGCTTGATGTCGCTATTGTAGAGTTTGGCATAGGTGATATCATTCGTAGTGACATCTGTGCTGAATGGGTAAAAGTGTTTATGAAGGAAGGCTTATAATGGCTAAGAAAGAAGTAGTAAAAGGTGTAACAGACTTCCGTGTCGAGATTGCAGACAACGGGTTTGTACTTGAGTTTAGTGGTGAAGATGCTAATGGTGACTGGGCTAATGCTAAACGTATTGTAGGTGATCCTAATGCTCTAGCTCAAGCTATCATGAAAATCGTACAAGAGATGACATGAAAATAGAACTCGAAGCACACGACTTTATGGAAGGTAAGAAGAAACAGTTTAACGCAGGTTTACGTGAAGCTGTTGATAACCTAGATAGTTACATATTTGATAATCTATATGAGTGTGAACAGAGGGAAAATGCAAGAGAGAGACTTATAGAGGCTATGATGTGGGCTATGTTAGCAGCCGATGGCTATGGTATGAAATAAAAAAGAGGGGCCGCTTGGCCCCCTTTCTTTATCTTGTTGATACTTTTTCAATAGCTTTCTTTCTATACTTGCCGCCTTGGATAAACCAGAGTGTTAGTATCGAAGCCCTAGTGTCCTTTTCCATTTCGTCATAGTCACTAGCATCAATCTCTTTGATAGCTTCTGCATACGTCTTACCAGAGAACCCATAACGTTCTGCTTGTAATGCCCAAGCGTTTTCAGCTTGCTCTTTTTCATTACGTGATAGAGCTTTGTACTCACCACGTACATAGGCATTAAAGTCACCACGGTACTGTTCGTTCTTACGCGCCCAGTCTGACAGGATTGTTCTGGCATCTGCACGTGTTTCTTCTATTTTATTGGTTAGACGTTCTTTAAGCATCTCACGTTTAGTGGCAAGGTCTTCATTCAGATATGCAGGGTCTGTTTTAATAAAAGAGATAGCATCATCAGCCAACTTACCTTGTAGCATCTGTTGAGTCATTAACTCTAGTGCTGTGTTCTTATACTTGTATTCGTTGTACACCTTGAACGCATCTAGCTGTAGCTTAGACATTTCCATCTCTAGCTCATTCTTTGGTGCGTTCTTGGTGAAACCTGTAATCTGCTTCATGAATGGGTCAAGCTGACGTAGAGGACCATCACCAAAGATGTTGTGGCGTACAGCGTCATAGCCTGTGTCACGGTTACGTTCATCCATAAGCTGGAACTGTGTACGTGCTGAACCACCCATCCACTTTAGCAAGCCTTGCATACCACTTGTATCAATCTCAATACCTGTGTCTTGCTGTAGACGGTTAGCCATCTTCTCTAAGTTAAAGTCTGGTAGAGCTTTACCAAAGCGTTGTAGCAAGTAAGTACCATTAAAGTCCATGCCACCCATGTCCCATAGAGACACAGTAGCATCACGTGTCTGTGGGATGTAAGATGAACGTGCATCAAATTGACCATA